GCTCCTGCGCCCATAAGTCGCCCTTCATGGTGAATGGATAAAAAGGTTCGCCGTTCACGCCGTACGCGATGGCTTCTTGCTGGTCGAAACCCATCCAGAGCATCCAGCGCAAGGCCAGCGTGTAACGGGCGTCGGTGTAGTTGATCAGCGCTGCATGTCGGGTGCGCATCTTGGCGACCTCGATCAGGCAGTTCTGGAGAAATGCTCGCTTGTGCTGCAGGACGAAATGAGTGCTGATCATCCAGGGGATGCCAATCTTCTCGTCGAACTTGATGCACCCAAATACGGCGATCACATGGCCCTCCCTGACGAAAGCGCTGCATGCTTCGCTGGTGGCCACCGCGTGCCTTACCTCTTGCTCGACCGTGTTGCCGTGAATCGATTCGAACTCAAGCCTGTCGGCGGCTCGGACATTGGCGATCAGGTCTGCTATGACCCACTCATCAACTGCAACCATGTCAGCCGCCAGCCTGAAGATTTGGCATAACGCCGAGAATCGTCAGCGGCAGAGGGTCAGTTTGGCGAATGAACATCCGCCCTTCGCTGCCCCACTGGCAGCTCACCGGGATTTCGGCCCGCCCGGTCAGCAGCTTGATAGGCTCGCCATAATTCTCAGTGGCGCGCTGCTTGAACTCGTACAGGTGATCCGCATCAGAGCCGGCAAAGATGCCGCGGCTTTCTTGCGTCAGCACTACGATCTCGTTGATGCGCTTTTTCGCGCCCAGCAACGCCTGGTTGTTCTGCGTGGTGATGTCGAGGGTTTCGAAATCGGAGGTGATCGGCAGGCCGATGTGAGCTACCAAGACCGGGTTGTCGAGCGTGATAGCTCCCGACGCAACAACCTCAGGCGGTAACACGTTGCCGTCAGCGAGGATCGATACCGTCTTGGCCTCGATGTGGTTCAAGCCGCTGATCGTGGTCGCGCCAAGCCCCCAGCGCGTTGCGGAAACGCCTTGCAGCGATGAGGGCACGATGGTTTGCGGAATGACCGTGACCACATTCGCCGAGGTGTAGGCACTGATTTTGACGATCAGCAGATCACCGATCTTGTCTTCATCACCGCCGCCGTACATGACCACGTTGCGACCGACCATGCCTGCGCTGAACGTTGCGGTGGCCACCGTGAGCGTCAGTGGGTTTGGATACTTCCAGTCGGTACCGCCGGTGAGCGTGGCAGCACCCGCTACACGACCGTCGTAGGTGAGCCCGCAATCGACGAAGAACGCACGATCATATGGGTAATCACCACTGCCAAACTTCGTCAGCTGGCGTGATGCCATGCGTTCGATGTAGCGCTTGGTGACTCCATTGATCGTGCGCTTGACGATGGCGTAGAGAACATCCTCATCGCCTTCGGGCACGCTGGCTACAGACTCAACGTCGCCGTCGGTGTCGTGACGGTGCCAAGCATAGACCTGCTGGTCTGGAAGAAAGGTGAAGCCGATCAACGCCCCGTCATTGCGGACCATCCACAGGACGCCGTTCGGTGCCAGCGTGAACACCTGATCCTGAATCGTGTACCCACGCAGGAGGTGAGACGACAAGACGCTCACGTCCTGCGGCTGGAACCCGTCCGAGACGTAGCTGAAGGCCAGCGTCGAAAGCTTGCCGCCGCGCGCCTGAATATACAGCGCGGTGTTGGCGTACACCGCCGGGATGACCGAGCTTGAACCGAAATAGCTCTGCGGGATGGCTGACACCGTTTCCGGCGTGATGCCCTGATCGCTAGATGCGGTGATTGACCACTCCGCACCCGAGGTCAGTGCCAGCAGTTCGCGCAGAGACACTAGGTGGCGGATCTGGTTGACCTCACGACTGGCCAGCGTAAGTTCGATCCCGTCATCATCGCGGGTCGGATCCGAATAGCCGAAGTTGTGGAAATCACCAACCCTGCTCATCCAGATGGTTTGGGGGTTGGCAGTGCTTGCGGCAAACACCTGACGCTGTTGGAAATAGCCAACTACCGAGGGGTTGTTGCCACCGGCGAATGGGTTGTAGCCGATCGGCACCGTCTTGTCGGTCTGCGGGGTGATATTGACGTCGGTGAACGTGAGGCTGGACGATTGCCCCACATAGCCGTACACGCCTGACGATTTGTCTTTGTACACGTTGTAGTGGTCTGCACCTGCCACGGCCGCCCAGGTCAAGGTCGCGCCGGACTTGTTATCCCAGCTTGCGACGGAAGCTGTGTTGCTCGGCCACGACTCCACCGAGCCGCTGGCAAACGAACTGACAGCGGTGACGCGGTAGTTATAGTTGGTGGTTGTGCCTGTGCCGCCGGTGAGCGCCACTGCGGCAAGTCCGGTCGGCGCGGCGATACCAGGCTGAAATGCCACGGCGGTCAATGTCCAACTGGTAGGCCCGAGCCGCTTCAGCTCATTCGGTGCGTAGTTGGGGTGCACCAGGGTGAGCACATCGGCCGACTGGGTGAATTTGATATCGAACAGATCGGCCGTGCCGTAGGGGCTGGCGATCTCGTAAGGCACGCCGCCACTGACGACCTGGCCGCCGAGGCTCACGAACCGGATGTACAGGTTGCCGAACTCAAGGATGTAGGTCTGCGTGGTCGAGTACTGAAACGCGATCAGCCGAGTCTTCAGGCTGCTGGTCTTTACCTCGCAGATGTACTCAAGCCCCGCCCGATTCTGTGCGCCACCCTCAGGCAGCACCACAAAGTTTCGGCAGGTACGCAAGCCGGTGTAGTACCGGGCAAGGTCGACGCGCGCGAAGGTGGCAGGGGAAAGTTCGCCGGCGCTGAAAGACGGCTGGATCAGCTGCGTCATTGGCCGCGCCCCGTGATGAATACCGATTCGCGGGTGTAGTTGCTCGAGCTTTCATTCAGCGCGCCGGCAGCGGCCTGAGCAATTTCAGCCCGATATGCCGCCTCGCACTTCTGCGCGGTGCTGGCGTCTTTCGATATCGCCGGGGCAATCTGCGCGCCAAGCTTCCAAGCGAGCGCCGATATGAAGATGGCATCGAACAGTTCTGGCGAAGTCACCTTGAGGGTGTACTCAAGGGTTGCCGGGGTGACGATTGTGGAGATCAGCCGGCCGCTTGACCCGTTGATCACCTTGAATGGCGTGGCCGGAATGTTTGGCCGATCGATACAGTCGGGCCAATAACCTTCTGGAAAAATGGAATTAACGATGCAGCGCGCCTTGATGCAGTCGGTTGGCATTGCATAGGAATAAGGGAAGTTCGGGTTTGGGTTGCTCGCCACTTCTGCCAGTGCGACATAGGCGGTTGCGAAAGGCCATGGGTAATCGGTCAGCACAAAGTCGCGCGACGGCTCATAGAACAGGCTGCACTGCTCGGCCTGAATGCTGGCCTCGTCCAAGGCATTGATGCGCTGGCTATTGCCGATGCGCGACAAGGCCATGTTGCAGATGTCAACGACTGAGCTCATGGGTTTCCTCGGGCAAAAAGAAAGGGGCCCGAAGGCCCCTTGGTGTTGCGGTTGGCGTTACTTCGCCAGGGCTTCTATTGCAGCTACAGCGACTTCACGGGCGTCCAGATCCTTGGCGCGAGAGTCGGCATCTTCGATCATTTGATCAAGCTGCTGCTCGCGCTCATCCACCGCCTTTTCGCGCTTGGCTACTTCTTCCTCGCGCAAATTGAGTGCGGAATCGCGAGCATCAAGATCAGCTGCCAATGCACCAGACTGATCTTCTGGCTCTACATAGGCTTCCTGCCCATCAAGCAGTCGCAAGTTCGCGCCTGGCTGCCCTTCGTATTCGACGTGCTCGCCAGCTTGGTAGATGCGATCGCCGATGTAGCTCGTCTCCAGCACCTCGTATTTACGAGGGCTTTCGACTTCAACTTCTTTTTTCTTGGCCATCAGTCAATCCTCAGAAGTTGTAGCCTTTGGCGTAGGCACGGAACGCCTGGATATCCTTGGCGAAGAACGCCGAGAAAGCACCAGCAGTGAGTGGCCCGGTAGCTACGGTGTAGCGCACGCCGATGTAGCGCTTGTACGCGTCGGCCGGCAGTTTGATTGCGAGCAGCGTCTTGCCACCTGCCAAGTTGGCCAGCGCATAAGCCGTGGATGAAAAGTGAACCGTCGGAGCGGTTGCCAGATCGGCAGTGCTCGACGATTCAAGGGTGACGGTGACAGTCGCGGCGCCAGCAGCGGTCGCGGTGGTGTCGACCTGAACAACCAGATAAACATCCTCGCCCACACCGATGTCGCGCACGGTGTTGCTGTTGATCGAGTTGCCGACCGGGAACAGGTCGTAAACGTTGGTCGATACGGCGGTGGCAGTAACCGCCTGACTGTCAGAGAACTCTGCCTGCTTATCAACGTACATGACTCGCTCCTTAAACCACGCGGGCTTCGGTGTTGAGGATGGCGTCAACGCGGCGCACTGGCACTTCGCCGAACATCAGCGCAGGCTTGCCCGCGACGTTGTCGTAGCTCAGGGTGCCGGATGCAACCTTGTTGACGGTTTGGCGGCGCAGGAACGAACGCACGCGGCGGGAGACGTAGAACACCGGGGTGACGCCGGTCAGGCTTTGGATCAGCTCCAGCGCCTGAGTCATCAGATCGATGATGTCGCCACCCGTTGCAGCATTCTTGGTCAGGGCGGACACGTCGATGTTCGCGATGCGAACAATGTAGCGCCAGTCCTTGACCGCGATCCCGGCCTTCCATTGGTACTGATCCATCAGGGCCCGGAAACGGTTGCCGTTGACATCGAATGCATCACCCTCGCCCAGGTCCTTGTGTACCAGGCCAGCCTTCGACCCTTTCGGGTAAATGCCGTGAACGGTCTTCTCACCCCAGCCGATCAGCCAGATCGAGGTGTTGGTGGAGCCAGTACCACCAGCGTCGATGACGTTGTTGGCGGTTTGGGCGTTCGCGGTGCTGACGGTGTTGAAGCGCGGCGCCAGGCCAGTGAACGACTCAGGAGTGACGTCGGTATTGCCGTAAATGGCACCGACCTGCATGGTTTGGTTCATGGATTCCATGAACGACGAGGACTCGGACAGGCGGAACGCGGCAGTGTTGCCGTTGAGCTCTGCAAGATCGACGTCCACCTGGCCGCGGCCTTCCATGATGCCGCACGACTCATCGACCTGCGCAGTGGTCGATTTGCTTGGCGGCACACCGCTGTTCAGCTTGCGATAGATGACAGTCGGCAAACCGGTGCGGGTGGTGATGCGCGAGCCGGTCGGCAAGTTTCCTTCGTACCAGGGCATATCCAGCAGCATTTCGTTTTCCTGAGTCAGCAACTCAGCAATCGGCATAATGCCGCCGCCGTCAGGATTCATGCGTTTCGCTACGTCAAGCAGCGTCGGTACGGTATTACCAATGGTGGCCATGAGCGGCGCTCCTTACTTTGGGTAATTTGGGTACATGCGTTCCGCAATGGAACGTTCTGCGGGTACATCGGTGGTTGTGCGGTGCAGCTGGCCTTCGCCGAGTTCCTTGCCGACCTTGTGAAAGAAGCGAACAACTTCCGGGTGGCTGCCGAGACCGGACTCTTTGAGCATCGTGCTGAGCTCGGGAGAACCGAACGCGGCCAGCGCTTTCTGAGCCACGCCGACGGATGCTTCGAAGTTCGCACCGCCCAGCTCTGGGTCAGCCTTGATCGAGGTTTCCCACTGCGACACCTGGGTGTTGCGCGCTTCAACAGCGGCAGCCTGCTGGGCTTCAGGTGAGTTCGCAGCCAGCACGCGCTTGGCGTCCATCGCGACGAGCTTCGAAGCCTGTTCCTGCGTCAGGCCAAGCTCTTTGAACACGCCAGACCATTCGGTCAGGGATGCGTCATCGAGCGCGTAGCCTTCAGGCAGGTCGCTGAATGCGTAGGTTTCAGGAACTACAGGTTTGGCGTCTGGCGTCTTATCAGCCGGCGGCGTACTGGTATCCGGAGCAGCTGCAGCTGGATCGATTACCGGTGGCGTGACGGCTGTCTGTGACGGAGTGTCCGGCGCGTCGCTTACGGGAGGGGTGGCGGGCGCGTTGACTGCATCAGTCATTGGGTAACCTCATCAGGTTGTTGGGTGTTCTCCCGCACCATGAGCAGGTATTGCTCTGGGCACAGGTCTCGGATTTCTTCGGAAAGGGTGCGGCCCACGTCGTAGGCGCCGATCAGGTAGCTCTGGCGACCTCCATGGGTGTCGAACAGAGGCAGACGGCTTTCGTATTTGGTGGCGAGCAGCAGCGCCCAAACGAACCGGCGGCCAGGCTGACTGCCCATCTGAGCCCGCACATCGTCGACACGCCGCTTTCTGAGTAGGCGCGCCTTGACCTCCCGTTGTTCCAGGATGTCGTCGTCTTCGTACATTTAGGCTCCGATGATCCGGCCGAGGGCGTTGTCTGGGGTTAGCTCTGTTTCGGAAAGGGTCTTGGCACCCTGAATGCTGTTCTGGATCGCCTGTTGCTGCTGTTGCTGCTGAAGTTGTTCGGAGCGCTGTTTGCGGATCGCATCGACCTCGTCGTCACCACGGACCACGGTAGGCACGACGCCGATCGCTTCGCCGTACTCATCCACGAGCTGATCGGCGTTCATCTTGTCCTTGGCTTCAGGGAACACGGCAGCCAGGCCCCCGACGAACTGGGCGTAGCGCTCAAGACTGGTGACCGCTTGTGCCTTCTGTGCTTGAGCAAGGATCGAGATGTAGTCGGCTTCGACTTCAAGCCCGTCCATCTCATCTGGAGGCTGCGGCAGCCATGGCTCGCCATCGATCAGGCCGGCCCAGATCGGAACCGACTGGCGCAGCATGATGTTGAATACGCGCTCGATGGTCGGGTCGAGGCCTTCGAAGTCGACACGCTCGACCACCGGGCCAAGCATTGCCATCTTCTCTTCCTTGCGCGCCGCGATCTCTGTGGCGGTGCGCACGTCGTCGAGCTGGCTGATCATCAGGAACAGGTCGGCGTAGAACGAGCGGCGGATGCGCGCTTCGTGCTTACTGATCTTCTGCTCGATCGCGGCAAGCCATTGCGCGCTTGGCTCGTAAATCGGGGCCATCTGATTCTGCCCGCTCACCTGGTCAACGTAGGTTATGCCGCCCGGGACAGTGCTTGAAGGCTGGTTGCGCAGCGATGACGGAGCCTGAAGCGCCGGGTTCGATCCTGTTTCGGTGATGCGGGCAGAACTGCGTTCGTACAGCTGCAAGGCCTTGATGTCGCCAAGGCAGCGCCGACCCGGGCCGGTGCCGTAGCAGTCGCCAGACAGCGTGTCCCAGCGCATGCAAGCAACCGGGAACTCGTGGAAGCCCTTCTGCTCGAGCACTTTCTCTGGTGGCGATGCGCGCTCCCACACCAGCGACACGAACGGCAGGTTGCGGCTGCCCTTCTTGGACTTGTCGGACTCAGCGTTGA